CGAGGAAGACGACGAGGACGGGGGCGACGGCGATATGTTCGACGAACTGGCCCCTGGCGGCTATAAAAGCGCCGATGAAGTAAGAAAGATCCGCACAAAGAAGGAACTTTACGCTTACGCGCTTTCAATCGGCCTTGACCTGGGCGACGATTACGAGGAAAGAAAAGTGGGCGATCTGGCCGATGAAGTAATCAATTTCCAGGAAGAAAAAGAAGCCGAAGCCGACGCGGAGTAAGGGCCGGAGCCATGAAGTCGTTTAAGGAACAGCTTGAAAAAGACCTTGACAGTGTTTTTTTCAACATGAACGAATTCGCAGAAACCCACATGATCGACGGAAAAGAAGTCCCCATTGTCCTGGATAATGACCGCATTATCGAGTTGAGCATGGGAAAAACCGTCGAGACACGCGGAATCTTCACGGACGACATTCTGTTCTTCGTGCAGAAAAAAGACCTGGATTATGAGCCGGTCGCCGGCCAGCACATGGAATTTGACGGCGAAATGTACCCGATTTCCGATGTGAAGGAAGACTTCGGCGGCTACACCATTATTTTAACGGGGAACCAGGATTGATCGTCCAGAAAATCGAAGTCACGGGAATTGAGGACGTCGAAAAGCGTCTGGGAAATCTGAAATCGAAGGCGCCGCTGGTCGTTGCCAGGGCGATCAACCGCGCGACTACCAACGCCAAAAAGAACATGGCGAAGGAAACTTCGGGGAAGTATTTCGTTTCCAGTGGCGACGTGAAGAAAACAATCACAGTCACAAAAGCGACAAAATCCAGCCTAAAAGCCGCGGTTATTTCGAACGGAACCGGGATCGCCCTTTCAAAGTTCAAGGTAAGTCCCGGAACACCCGTCCGGTATCGCGGAAAAAACAGATCCCCAAAGGTCTACAAGGCCGGAGTTGAGAAAGCCGGCGGCGTGAAGCCATTAGACGGCGATCCGAAGTCGTTTATCGCGATTATGAAATCCGGCCACAAGGGCGTTTTTACACGTACCAGCGGCCGAAGCCTTCCGATCAAGCAGTTATATGGCCCGTCTGTTCCGCAGATGATAAAAAATGAAAAAATTATGAAGGCTATTAACGACGACGCGAACGAAACGCTTCAAAAGCGAATTGACGCAGAAATCGCGAACCTGTTACGGAAGGGGTAAGAAATGCAGACAGACATTTTTTTACAGAAAGCCCTTGTCGATGAAGTGAAGGACGTTCTGAAAGGCTACACCACATTGAACAACGGGGAACCCGTGAAATTCAATGTATATCCGCAGAATTTACCGGCGAAGAAAGGGAAAAATGACGAAGATCATTTTCCTTATGTGCTGGTGTGCCTTGATGAAGAAGTGATCCAGGAAGAAGAAGGCGACAATATTTGTTCGATTTACTTCCTGGTCGGCCTGAACGACAAAAACGAGAACCGGCAAGGCCATTTTGACGTTGCAAATGTTCTGAACCTGATTTCAGAACGATTTTTGAAGAAGCGGCTGATTGCAGACCGTTTCAGAATTCAATTCCCGGTTTCAAAAAAGTTCCAGGAAGACGACACCTGGCCGAAATTCTTCGGCGGCATGACGACTTTGTGGACGGTAAACAAACCGATGATAGAGGAGACAGACTATGACTAATAAAAAAGTTATGTACATGGGGCCTACTTTGCGCGGCGTGGCAAGAAGCGGATCCGTTTTCGAAAACGGACTTCCGACAAACCTGTCTAAACTGGCAGAAAAAAAGCCCATCATTAAAAACCTGATCGTTCCGCTGGCTGAAACAGTGGAAACAAAGAAAGCAATCGACACGGAAGGAACGGCCGAAGCCGTGGCATACGACAAGATCGAAGCCCTTTCCAGAAGTGAGATTGAAAATATCCTGAAAGGAGAGTAAAAGCAATGTCTAATTACAAACATGGTATTAGAACCGGCCGTCAGGCGACCGCGATTTCAATTCCGGTTACTTCTGACGGCTGTATTCAGTGTGTAGTCGGAACCGCGCCGGTCAACCTGGCCGCCGATCCTTACGACACAGTGAACAAACCGTTCGCGTGTCTGAAAAAAGAAGACGCAGTAACTGCCCTGGGCTATTGTAGCGACTTCGCAAATTACACACTTTGTCAGAGCGTTTACGCGACATTCAACATTTTTGCGGTTGCGCCGCTGATCTTGATTAACGTCCTGGATCCGAAGAAGCACGTCAAGGCGTCTGTTTCTAAGACCTACACGGTCGAGGGTGGAAAGATTGTGATTGATGAAGAAGGAATCCTTCTGGATCAGTTAAAGATCGCGAACGAAGACGGAACAACGACCTACAAGGTCGATGAAGATTATGTCGCTTCCTTCACTTCTGACGGAACCGTGACCGTTTCCATCGTGAAGACTGGCGCGGCAAAATCCGAAAAGAGCCTGAAAGCGTCCTTCGTTCAGTTGGATCCTTCCGCGGTAACTTACGAAGATGTGATCGGTTCCATTGACGCGGTCACAAAGAAGAAAACTGGCCTGGAACTGGTAAACATGGTTTACCCGAAATACGGCTATGTTCCTTCTTTGCTTCTGGCCCCTGGCTGGTCGCACGTTCCGGCCGTGGCCCTGGACCTGGACGCGAAGGCGTCTTCTATTTCCAGTCTTTTCACCGGAAAAGTGGTGATGGACGTCGATTCCGCAGAGGGAAAGGCCGATTCCATCGACAAGGTGAAGGAAATTAAGGACAACAACGCCATTTCCAGCCGCGGCGAAATCGCTATGTGGCCGATGGTAAAGGTCGGCGACTATAAACTGTACTATTCCGCCATGATGGCCGCGAATTTGCAGTATTTAGCCGCAAACAACAACGGCGTTCCGTCCCGTTCCCCGTCCAATAAGGACGCGAAGATCACCGGCTTATGCCTGGCGGACGGTTCCGAAGTCCTTCCTGATATGGACGAAGCAAACGATTATTGTAACGCTTGCGGAGTCGTTACCGCTATCAATATGAACGGCTGGAAGAACTGGGGCAATAATACCGCGGTTTATCCGTCTTCCACAGATCCGATCGACCGCTGGATCAACATTGTAACAATTTTCGACTACATCGAAAACAACTTCAAACTTACATTCTTCGAGAATGTGGACGACCTGACGAATTACCGCCTGATCGACGAGGTTGTTTCCGGCTTCAATATGCAGTTGAACGGTTTACAGGGATCCGACGACATCGCCGGCGGCGAAATCACTTTCAACCACGACGAAAACCCGATCGCAAATATCCTGAATGGTTCTATTAAGTTCCACACGAAGATCGGCGGATATACGCCGGCCGAAGATATTTACAACGTCTTCGAATTTGATCCTACCATCACACAGAACGCACTTGAAGGGGGTGGCGAATAATGGGCTATAAGATTCCGACAGTCTTAAACAACTTCAACAGCTACGGAGCCGGCCACAAGTACGTCGGGGTTTCCAACGAAGTAACACTTCCGAACTTCGAGTATATGACAGAAACCATCGACGGGGCCGGAATTGCCGGCGAAATCGAAGAAGCAATCGAAGGCGCTTTCGGTTCCTTGGAAACGGAAACAACCTTCGGCAATATCAGCCGTGAATACTTCGATTTCATTACCCAGACCGGACAGATCACTTACCGTGGATCTATGCAGGTATTGAACACCGCAACCCAGACAAACGATTTTGAAAGCATTGTCGTAACGACAAAGGGAAAAGTCAAGGCGTTTGACCTGGGATCTTTGAAGAAGGGCGGCAAGGGCGAACCGAAAGTCACCCGTGAAGTTACTTACTGCAAGATCACAATCGCCGGAAGTACCGTCCTGGAACTTGATAAATACAACATGATCTGGAAGCTGAACGGCGTTGACCGTTTACAGAAAGTAAGAAGCCAGATTTAGGAAAGAGAGGAAATAAGCAATGACAGAGAACAAAGAGCAGAAAAGAGAAGACATGATCGGCGGCGATGAAATCGCAGTCGTTCCGGCAAACGAGGAAATCGCCGACACCCTTCTTCCGAAGAAGGAAGAAGAAGACGAGTTGATCGTCAAATTCAGAAAGCCCTACAAATTCGAGGACGACACGTTCACAGAATTAGATCTTCACGGGCTGGAAGATCTGACCGGACGTACATTGACGGCCATCGAAAAGGCTTTCAACAAGACCGGTGTATCTAGCTTCGTACCTGAAAGCACAACCACATACGCGAAGATCGTCGCTACCAAAGTGACCGGACTTCCGGCGGAGTTTTTCGAAGATCTTCCGGCCGCAGAGATCCAGAAGATTAAAAACGCCGTTGTGGGTTTTTTATACAAAGACGAGTAAGGCACGATTCCGGGGCCGACATTCAAAAAACGGCCGTCCATCTTGCGATGGCAACAAACACCGGAATAGATTTTTTCACAGATCTTCCGCTTGACGAGTATATCGACATAGCAAAGGAAGTGAGCGAAATTGGCAAAGAAAACAAGCTACGAACTGGCGCTTGAAATCGGTGGAAAAATCCAAAGTTCACTCACGAAATCGGTTAGTGGAGTTAATAACAAATTAGATTCAATCGGAAAAGCCGCAAAAACGGCCGCGAAGATAGCAACAGCCGCCTTCGCGGCCGTAAAAATTGGCGATTTTGTCAAAGACGCGGTGGACACATATTCGGAATTTAACCAGGCAATGGCCGAAACGGCCGGTATTGCCGGAGCGACCGAAGATGAATATAAACAGCTTCAAGCGGCGGCCCAGGAGATGGGAAAACGCACGACTAAGACAGCCACGGAAGCCGCCCAGGCATTAGGTTATATGAGTTTGGCCGGCTGGAACGTGAATGATTCTATTTCGGCGCTGGAACCGGTTCTTCGCTTGTCGGAAGCTACTTCGATGGATCTAGCCACCTGTTCGGACTTGGTAACTGACTCAATGAGTGCGTTGGGCCTGGGCGTTGACGATCTGACAAATTACTTGAACGTCGCTGTCCAGGCGAATAACAAATCGAACACAACCGCGCAAGCCTTAATGGAAGCGATGATCGGTTGTGGTGGCGCCGCAAAATCGGCCGGTATGGACTACAAGCAGACCGCCGCGGCCCTGGGTATCCTTGCGAACAATGGTATCAAGGGAGCGGAAGCCGGAACGGCTTTGAACTCTATGCTGGTTCGAATGACAACGAAAGACGTCGCGCAGAAAGCATTTAAGGAACTGGGCGTTTCTATTTACGATAGTTCCGGCGCAATGCGGAATATGCAAGATATTCTTGTGGAATTAAACGGCGCGATGTCTGGATTGTCCCAGGAACAGAAAAACAACTACATGGCGGCAATCGCCGGCACGAACTATTATACCCAGTTCGGCTATTTGTTGGAAGGCGTCGCAGAAGGCGCAGACGGGGCCGCGTCCACCTGGACACAGCTAACGGAAGCCTTCGATAATTCCGACGGCGCCCTAGACGCAATGGCCAACACCATGACGGACACGTTACCGGGCGCAATGGCGATTTTTGGTTCGGCGGTCGATGACGCTAAAATTCGATTGTGCGAGGTATTTGCGCCACTTGCAAAGGACGCAATCAAAGGGGTTGCTGATGTGATCCCGTCGATTACTGACCGCGCGGTCGGCGTTGCACAGTCATTTTATAACACAGTCGTTCCGGCGGCGGAGAATTTCGCGAAGAAAGCAATCGCGGCCTTTAACCAGGCGAAGCCAGCTTTTGACGAAATTCGCACGAAAGCCACGGACGCATTTATTTTTTTACGTGATACGGGAATTACGGCCTTCGAGAATATCAAGGCGAAAATTGAAGAAAACAAGCCAGCGATCGACAAAGTGATCGCGGTCGCCCTGGATCTGAAAGACAAATTGTTCCAGGCATGGGAGATAGTGAAACCGGCCATTTCCCAAATTGCAACGGTCGCAATCCCGGCCGTTATCGGGGCCATGATGAAAGTTATCGGGGCCGCGGCGACAGTTTATCAGAAATTAGATGAATGGGGACTTCTTATCCCGATTATTACCGGAATCGCCGGAGCAGTTGCGGCGGTGAAGATGGTTGAATTCGCAAAGGACACTATGAACACGGTAAAAGCCGTCAAGGCCCTTGTGGTAGTGTTTGGCGCGGAAAAGAAAGCTATGATCGTGAACCTTGCGTTGAAAGCAAAGGACAGGCTGGAAACGGCCTATCTCTACGCATTATACGCAAAGGACGCAGTTGTTAAGGGAATCAGCACAGCGGCCACATGGGCGCAGACGGCGGCCTTGACAGCCTGGAACGCGATTTGTGCGGTCGGAACGGCCGTTACTTCGGCGCTGGGCGTGGCTTTCGCATTTCTAACAAGTCCGATTGGACTTGTATGTGTGGCAATCGCGGCGGTTATTGCGATCGGCGTGTTGCTATATAAAAACTGGGACACCGTGAAAGAAAAGGCGTCACAGTTGGGCGACTGGATCGTCGGCGTATTTAACAACCTGAAAGAAAAGGCTTCGGCCGCAATTCAGGAATTCGCAGACAAATTCCCGGTTGCTTTTGCGTTCCTTTCGTCTGTATTCGAAAGTTGGAAACAGACGATCACAAATATCTTTTCGGGCGTGAAACAGGTCTTCCAGGGCGTCGTTCAGTTTATTAGCGGCGTCTTCACGGGTGACTGGTCGAAGGCCCTTGACGGACTGAAAAATATCTTTTCAGGTGCATTTCGCGCCCTGTCTTCGCTGGCGCTGGCGCCCCTGAACGCGCTGAAAGGCGCCGTCGTGGGTGCTTTTAATGCGATCGACACAGCGACAGGCGGAAAGCTATCTGTAATCAAAAACAAGGTTTCAGACGCGTTTTCGTCCATCAAAAAAACAGCCGGATCCATTATGCAAGCGGCGAAAGATACGATTTCTGAAAAGTTATCGAATATCAAGTCCGCGTATGAGGAACACGGCGGCGGAATTAAGGGAATCGCCGCGGCAGCAATCGAGGGCGTAAAAGGCTACTATACGGCCGGATATACCTTCATAGATAAATTAACAGGCGGAAAATTGACCGCGATCAAGGAGAAATTCTCCAAAATCTGGTCGCAGATTTCCGAAAAGGTAAGTGAAGCCTGGACGACGATAAAAAATATCGTGAAAGTCGGGGTTATGCTGATCGGCGAAATCATTTCGGCCGCTTTTCAGATTATCACGCTTCCGTTCCAGTTTATCTGGCAGAACTGCAAGGAGACGATCCTTTCAGCCTGGGAGTTTATCAAATCAACCGTTTTGGACGGAATTCAGAAGGTCAAAGACACGATTTCGTCTTTCCTTTCTCCGATCGTAAACGCGGTTTCGGGCGCCTGGTCGTCCGTAAAATCAGCCACGGGTTCGGCTTGGTCGGCGGTGAAATCAGCCACAAGTTCAGCCTGGACGGCGGCAACCGGTTATATTTCCGAAAAAATTAACGGCGCGAAACAGGTTGTTTCGTCCGTGACTTCGACGATCAAATCAACCGCTTCGGCGGCCTGGTCGTCCGTAAAATCAGCCACAAGTTCGGCTTGGTCGGCGGTATCGTCGGCAACAAACACAGCCTGGACGGCGGCAAGCGGCTATATTTCGAACAAGATCAACGCCGCGAAAGCGACCGTTTCTTCGGTCACTTCATCCATTCGATCAACCGCTTCGGCGGCCTGGTCGGCGGTATCATCCGCGACAAATTCAGCCTGGACAACGACGACGGGTTATATCTCAAACAAGATTAACGCCGCGAAAGCGACCGTTTCTTTGGTTACTTCGTCCATTCGGTCAACCGCTTCGGCGGCCTGGTCGGCGGTGTCGTCTGCTACAAGTTCAGCGTTTGAAAACGTCCGGGCAACTATGAGCAACAAAATAAACACAGCGAAGGCGAATGTGTCGTCGGCATTATCGGGAATCCGTTCGGCCTTTTCTTCCGGCTTATCAGCCGCGAAGAACACGGTCACAAGCATTTTCGGGAATATCGTGTCGGCGATCAGTGGAAAGATGGAATCGGCGAAAAATGCCGTATCAAATGCGATCAGCGCATTAAAGAGCAAATTCAACTTTTCCTGGAGCCTTCCAAAACTGAAACTTCCGCACGTTTCTATTTCGGGCGGTTTTTCAATCAATCCGCCTTCTGTTCCCCATTTCGGGATCAGTTGGTATAAAAACGGTGGTATTTTAAACAAACCGACCATCTTCGGGGCAAGTGGAAACAACCTTTTGGGCGGCGGAGAAGCCGGCAAAGAAGCGGTTCTTCCGCTGGCTGAATTATGGTCGAATATGAAATCCATCGTCGCCGGAGTCGTCCAGGGCAACCAGAATGACGGCGCGGCTTCTGTTTTCGACAGAATGAAACAGCTTATCGGAATTCAGAGCAACGGCCAGCCGGCGGAATCAGTCACGAAACAGCTTTACAACAACGTGACAACTAGCAACACAACCAACAGAACGAAGGAAGATAATTCTTCAACGGATAGTTCGAAATTTGTCTATTCGCCTTCGGTTGTGATCCAGGGCAACGCAAGCAAGGAAGATGTGAACGAAGCCCTTGAAATGTCACAGCAGAAGTTTAATGAAATGATGGACAGATGGAAGAAGGGGAAGGAAAGGACTTCATTCGCATAAAGAAGGGGCCATGATATGGACGAAAAAAGATACTACACAACCGTTTCTGGCGATATGTGGGACTCTATCGCCTACGCTTTTTATGGCGACGTGAAATACATCGGCTTACTGATGGACAGCAATCCCAACCTTCTGGACATTTCCGTGTTTTCCGATGGCACTCCGGTTTATATCCCGGAGTTGCCGGAAGAAAGCGACGAAGACCTTCCAGAATGGAGAGTGTAAGCCATGCAAGCGCGACAGTCTTACGTTTCCGTGAAATACAACGGAAAGGACATCACAAAGAAAATAACCGATTATACAGAAGGCTTCGAGTATGTGGACAACGCGAGCGGTACGGCCGACACTGTTTCCTTGAAATTAAACAACCGAAGCGGCGTCTGGTGGGGCGGCTGGATCCCTATTCAGGGCGACTATGTGGAAGCTACCATCAAGACAACAAACTGGAACAAAGAAGGCGACAACCGAAGCCTGAATTGTGGTTATTTCCTGATTGACGACCTGGGATATTCCGGGCCGCCGCAAATTGCCACGATCGGGGGCATAGCGACACCGATCAACACGGATTTCAACGTCACGAAGAAATCGAAGACCTGGAAGAAAACATCAGTCAAAGGAATTCTTTCGAGCATTGCCGCAACGGCAAAGATCGGCTTGTATTTCTCCGGCCAGGACTATTCGATCGACGAAATGGAGCAATCCGACCAGACGGACGTTGAATTCGCTTTCAGCCTTTGCGCGTCTTATAACCTGGCGATGAAATTATATAATCGGAAAATGGTTGTATTCGATCAGACGGACTATGAAAAGAAGGCGGCCAGTCTTTCACTTGACCGGTCAAAATGTTCTTCCTGGTCGGCCACTAAGAGCATGACGCGACTATATGACGGCGTTCAGATCTGCTATACAGATTCTAAGAAAAACAAGACGCTGAAATATAAATTTATGATGAGGAACGGATCAAGGATCCTGAAACTGAATGAAACCGCGGAAAGCCTTCAAGACGCGGAAATCAAGGCGAAGGCGAAACTGTTAGAGCATAACAGGAAATGCCAGTCTATTAACGTGAAAACAAGGGGCGATGTGAAGTATATCGCTTGTAAAAATATAAAAATGTCCGGCTTCGGCAAGCTGGACGGGAAATATTACATTGACACCGTGACACACACAAAGGACGCCAGCGGCGGTTATACCGTAAGCCTTGATATGCACCTATGTGTGATTGTAAACGGCGTCACAGTTGCGACCGTGGAGTCCGGGAACACCACAAAGAAAGCCGCCAGCAGTTCCACGAAGGCGAAGACCTATACCATTGTAAGCGGCGATACCTTGTGGAGAATTTCAACAAAATTCCTGGGATCCGGTGCTAAGTATATGCAGATTTATAACACAAATAAATCGACCATCGAATCGGCCGCAAAATCACACGGAAAATCATCGTCAAGCAACGGTCACTGGATCTGGCCGGGAACAGTCCTGACGATTCCAGGATAAGGGGGGGGACACATGAGCGATATTATAAGAGTTGGCTATATTTCGGCGATTAACTACACGGACGGGACGGCCCAGGTCGTCTATAAAGACCGTGACAATGCCGTTTCGCCTTATATGCCGTTTTTCTCAAATGAATTTGATCCGCCACCGGTTGAAACCCTTGTATATGTGGTACACCTGGAAAACGGCGGAACGCGCGGCGTGATTCTTCCGCCGCCGTATGCAGAAGGAAACCGGCCGCCGGAAGGCGTCGCCGGAATCTGGCGAAAAGATTTCGGGGACGGAAGTTATATCCGGTACGACAAGAAGGCGAAACGCCTTGATGTGGTATCGGATAGCGTGAACGTCGAAGGATTGAATGTTTCCGGGAATCTGGCAGTCGGCGGCAATGCAACCGTAACTGGCAGGATCAGCGCCGGGAGCATTTCGGCAAAATCAATCAGCACGACCGGAAACGTCCATGTGGGCGGCAACCTGACCGTTTCCGGCAGTTATCCGACATAGGAAGGACGGTGGTGTAAATGATCGGATATTTCGGGGACATTATCTTCGAAACCAGCGACAAGAAAATCTGCAACTTCAATGATTTCAAACAGGCCGCTTCCGCGAACTATTCCGAACACAGCCGTTACCGGAAGAAATCGGAACGGGAATTCATCGGCCCGAACAACGAAGGCGTGTCGTTCACAATGAAGATCCGCGCCGGTCACGGTGTACGGCCCCGTATTATGAAGGACAAACTGATAAAGTATTGTGAAAGTGGAAAAGTTTGTCCGCTAGTAATTGGCGGCCACAAGATCGGCGGCGGAAAGTGGACGGTTGATTCCATCGACGCAAACTTTAAGGAAGTGTGGAACCGCGGCGAACTTGTTTCTGTCGAAATCGCCGTAACGGCCACGGAATACTATTAGGGGGGCGAACGATGATTGAAATTGACGGCGTACAAATTGTAATGAATAGCGAAGTGGAACTTTCCCTTCGTCAAGAAATCATGGAAAAGGTGTCTTTTATTTTATCCGTTTTGAAAGGCACTATTCCGATGAACCGGGAAGTCGGGATTGATCCTGATGTTATATCGGCGCCGGTCTACCAGGCACAGAACCTTTATACCATTTCAGCGATCGAAGTTGTCGAAGAATTCGAAGACCGCGTTTCGGTCGATGAAGTCCGGTTCGAAGCAAATGGAAACGGAAATTTAATTCCGAAGGTGGTGCTTGTATATAATGGCTGATGAAATCCAGAAACTATATGATCTTCCCGACGTATCGTTCATAGACGACATTACATTCGATCAGATCTTGAATGAAAATATTACAAACTGGCAAAATGAATATGAACAGGAAACCGGGAAGAAAAAGATCCTTCGCCCAGGCGATAAAGAATACATTCAGTTAAAGATTGAAGCCGGCCAGTGGTTCCAGATGTATAAACAGCTTGACTTTGCGGCAAAACAGAACCTTTTGAAATATTCAACCGGCGATTTCCTGAAACATTTAGGATCTATGAAAAAGACCTTTATCAACGAACCGAAGGCGGCAGTCACAACGGTTCGTTTTATTTTGTCTGAAATCCGCCGTGAAGTGGTTTATATCCCGGCCGGAACCAGAGTCACCGCCGGGGACGGAATTTATTTCGCAACCGACGACTTCGCAGAGGTCACGGCCGGCGCGGATCATATCGACGTCGATTGTACGTGTGAAACGGTCGGAACGGTCGGAAATGATTATATTGTCGGCCAGATTGAAACCCTGGTCGATCCGGTTCCTTATGTGGCCGAAGTTACAAATATAACGAAGTCGGAAGGCGGAGCCGGAGAAGAAACAGAAGAAAATTTCCGTGAACGAATTTTCCTGGCGCCGTCGTCCTATTCCACAGCCGGCCCGTCTGACGCTTACGAATACTGGGTGAAACAGTACAATTCGGCGGCGATCGAGGATGTGAAGATCTACGAGCCGGAAGACGCGGTTGTTGACATCCGAATTCTTCTGAACGGTGGAGAATTGCCAACACAGACATTTTGCAACGGCTGTCTGGCATATTTGAAAAACAACCCGATTATTCCGCTTACAGACAAAGACCAGATCGCACCGCCTGACGTCGTTAAATATGATATTAAGGCGACCTATTATATCGGCCGAAGTGATATTAACAATCTGGCGGCCATTAAGAGCGCGATCGAAGCCGCAAAAGATACATATATCGAGTGGCAAAAAACAAAGATCGGCCGGGACATTAACCCGGACACCCTGACAGAATTTGTCAGAGCCGCCGGCGGAAAGCGCGTCGTTATCGAATCCCCGGCGTTCCAGGTCGTCCCGGAAACATCCGTCGCCCAGGAAAGAACGATCGAATTCGTTTACGGGGGCGTTGAAAATGATTAGCCTTCACGATTACCGGACAGAAGACGCGCTTCCGGCAGAAATGAAGACACCTGAACGCCTGGCTTCGTGCCGGGTGTTTGATATTCGGAAAAAGAAATTCATGGAACGGTTGCGCCGGGTGTATATCTGGGCGGATCTGGATAAGGTCGAAGACGACAAGCTGGACTTCCTGGCAGTTGAAAGCCGTGCTCTGTTTTATAACACGTCGCTTTCGCCGGAAATCAAAAGAAGTCTGATCCGAAATTCGATTTACTGGTACATGAAGCTAGGAACCAGCCAGGCCATGACAGAAATGATCGACACCGTGTTCGGCGACAATAACACGTCGGTCGAAGAATGGTACACATACGCCGGAGCGCCTTTCCATTTCCGAATTGCAGTCGGAACGGAAGTGACGCAGACTTCCATAAAAGAATTTCTGAATTATTTGAATAAAGTTAAAAATGCGCGTTCCCGTTTTGATTACATGGCTTTTCAGAACGGGATCACGCTTAAATTTTTCGATAAATCAGAGTACCAGACGTTTTTCTATACCTTTTGCGGTGATTTCGAGTGTGGCACATATCCGGCGGCCGCGGTTGGATTTATCCCGACCGAAGTTCAACTTTCACTTGAAGCAGAGGGAGAAGAAGCGTTCGCAGAGTACACGCCAGCCGGAACCACGCCGGACATTTCAACCGGCTTGCATTTATCCGAAGTTACAGTCGATCTTGAAGGTGCCACCGACGGACAGACAATCGTTTATCCGACGGACAGCGGCCAGGAAACCGGTTCTTATCCAGATCCGGCGACCGGTCTTGTGCTGGCGGAAAGCGGCGTTTCCGTCGCGCCTGAAAGTGAAGGACTTAACTTATATTATGACAGCACCGCGGAGAAATACGCCGCGGACGAAGAATGAAAGGAGATCGAAACAGCATGACAGAAGGAAATTACATTCCTTTAACGGACGAAGCAATCGACGACGTGAAGGAATATCTGAAAAAGGTTGTCGCTTATGCGGAATACCGTTCCGGGAATACCTGGACAAAAATTCCGATCGACCATGTGGAAACTTTATCCGATGGCCGGATCGCGATCTATGTTATGTTCGATCATAACGCCCCGGATTCTATTACAGGAATTCGCTTCTATCATCGCGGCGGCTTCTTATGGGCCGGCGGTAACGAAAGCCTGAACAAAGAGGAATTCGACGAAGGCGTCATGTATCGTTATACGATCAAAATTGTACAGTCTTCGGGGAATGAGTAGAAAGGAGCGATAAAAGATGTATATTCCGGTTTTTTGGAAAGACCGAATTGTCCAGTACCCTAGACGGGTTTCCGTCGTGGATCTGGGAAACGGTGTGAAAGAATGGACGCCGGCCCCTGGTGAAATTCACCAGAAAGGCACACAGCAGAGCGCGACCAACTTCGGAAACGAAGACATGGGAATTCTGGAAGGAAACCTGATCGCGGCCACGAACGCCATTCACCTTCGACTTATCCAGGAATCAGTTGACGATCTTCGCGGCCAGGTATTAACGGCGAAACTCACAAATTCGCTGAAATATCCGGCGACCAATTCCGCGAAGACGATCACCCTTCCGAAGATTGTCAATAAGACCGATTACAAGGTCGATATTGAGGTTACGGAAGCGGACGGCCCGGTCGAGTATGCAGAAGTATTCGATAAGGCCCTGAACGCCTTTAAAGTGCGTTACTATGGTAGCGCCAAAAATGTAACATTAAAACTTCATGTGATCGGGGGACTGTACTAATGCCAGCAAATGTAATTATTAAATCAGACGAAAGACGCGCCCAGGAATCCGCGATGTTACGCGCCTTCGGTGGCGGCCACGAAGGCAATTCAGCCGCCCAGAATCGCGAATACGCGGAAGAAATCAACGCGCGAATGAATGATGTAAAAAGAGAGGTGGGAATGAGACGATGAAAATTATCGAAGCAAACGAAGGCCAGAAGATTTCCTATTCCACAACGAAAACCTGGCTGAACGTCGGCGATCAGATCATGCTGAATCTGAAAAAATACGAAGCCGACAACGACGTCCATATCGACATTACTTCGGATATGGCCGGCAACCTGGAAACCGGTGTCGGCCTTCTTTATGTGGCACAGGTGGACATTCCGGCCAGAGCCTACACAGAAGAAGAAATCCCGAACCCGGACTATTCCGAAGAAACAGAAAACAGCCAGAAAACAATTATCAAGCGCGATCCGGTTCCGTTCTCTATGGACAACGTGACCTTGACACTGTTCGCGCTGAAAGAAGGTGTAATCTATGAATAATTACCAGTTTGACAGCCTGAAATTCGCCACGGAAGGATTGACTGGCGGCGGTTGTACCATTATTTCGGACGTCAAGGGCCTTCCGTCCTTTATGATCCCGTTTAATAAGCGCACAAACGCCCAGTTATTCGACGGTGGAAGCGAAAAGACACATTCGGCCTTTGTGGTTGACGATGTGGAATACAAACGCTTCTTTTTCAGCAAATTTATTAACTGCATTGTGGACGGCCTGGCCTATTCCTGGCCGCTGGTGGATCCGAAAGCGTCCATCAATTACGACGCGTCACACGCGGCTTGTAATGCGAAGGGAACAGGCTGGCATTTAGCGTCAATCCCGGAACGTGCGGTCATTAACCATTTGATCTATAAATCTGGTTTTATTCCGCGCGGCAACACCCAGTACGGAAAACACCACACATACACCTATGAGGTGGGCGAGACAACAGCAACCGAAAGCGACGGATCGGGCGGAACAAGAACAACCAGAACCGCGACCGGATCCGGCCCGGCGACCTGGTTCCATGACGGAACGCGAAACGGTATCGCCGACTACGTGGGCGACGTCTGGAAATGGATGTCCGGCCTTAGAATTTACAAAGGCGAAATCCAGATCTTCGTCGGCAACCTGGCCGCGAAACAGGTTTCACACCTTGCCGCGTCCACATATTGGAAGGCTATTCTTCCGAATGGTAGCCTGGTAGAACCTGGAACACCTGGCACCTTGAAATATACAAAGGATTTCAAGATCGCAACAGATACCGGCGCGGCCGGCAGTACCTACACGGCAAACTTCGGAAATCTTGTGGCCGGAACCGGCGTGACAACGATCCCGGAGATCTTGAAGGAATTATTCCTTGCACCGGTAAGCGGCGTCACACATACCGGCACTTTTTGGATCAACAACGAAGACGAACGCTTGCCGATTGTCTCTGGCGGTTGCAGCAACGCTTCGAGCGCTGGCCCTTCCGCGTTGGGCTTGTACTACCAACGTTCGGGCGTCGGGACGAGCCTCGG